GACCTCGCAGCTACAGACTTGAATGGGGGCAGTATCATGTTCAAGTTCACTGCCACCGGTGCGAAGCCTACGATCATCACAGTGATTCCTGAACCATGATCATCAACTGGACGGAAAGACGTCGGACGCAAGCGGTTCTTGTTGCTGGTCCCGTCGCCTTTCCTAGCGCCTCGAATGATGTAGAACAAGCACAAGACTTCGTCTTCGTTGGAAACGTGCCAATCACGTATTCCTGCGCCGCAACATTTTATAGGGGATCCGCGTTTGTTGGGAACGTGCCTGTAGTATTCACTGTCGAGGCGTCTTTCCGTGCGGAATCATTTCCTCCACCTCCTCCTCCACCTCCTGATCCGTCCCTGGTGCCCGCGCAATTCGGGGACGTACTGGTGTTCACAGCATGAAAAAGAAAAAGAAGACCAGTCCAGAGATGAAGAAACGTATCAGTGGTATGGCTGAGGAGATGGCTGCAAGCGTCTTCAAGAAAGGAAAGAAAAAGCTTGCCTCTTGACGAAGGCGGTCGCTGGGAGGAGCGTCTCACTCAGTGGGAGGCTCTCTACAAGAGGGAGAAGGAAGAGAAGTTCGCGATGATCAAGGACTGGTATGGGAACAAGTTCCCACCTGGCCTCCTTACGGTGAACCTCTTGTTCTCCTTCGGGCGGAGTGTCGTTCCTCAGCTGTACTTCAAGAACCCTGTGTCGAGTGTCACGATCAAGCGTCCTGGGTTTGGTGACGCGCAGATGACTCTCCAGACTGTGGACGATCGCCTCATGCAGCTCATGCGCTTGAAAGAGACCATGAAGAAGATGATCGTCAGCGCATTCTGCTTCAGCCGGGGTGTCGTGAAGGTAGGGTACGTCGATGAGGTCGACAACCTAGGGATGACGCAGAGTGGCATGCTCCCCCACTACCGTAGACAGGACAGGCTCTCACCTGGAAGGCCATACGTAGCCCACTTCCAGACGAAGGACTTCGCGTTCGACTCAGATGTGTCTGACATTGATGACTCTGCTTGGTTCGCGATGAAGTTCGACCGCTCTCATGGGCAGCTCAAGGAAGACGAGGGTCCTCTTGGCACGTACATGAAGGACAAGCTCTCAGAGGACGATGACGAGATGGAACCCTTCTGGGAGGTGTGGGACAAGTACACAGGGAAGTTCCACATTCAGCATGAGAAAGATCTCGTCGAGGACCCTCAGGACTTTGAGGTGTGGCCTTTCTACAAGCTTGACTTCAACTGGGTGCCTGAGATGCCGCTTGGCGTGTCTGATGCCGAGCTGATTCTCGATCTCCAGAAGGAGTATAATGAGATCAAGACCCAGATCCATCAGCACCGCAGAATAAGTCTTGTCAAGCTGCTTGCGAGGAAAGGTGCACTGGACCAAGAAGCCAAAGCTGCTCTGAAGGATGGTGAGGTGGGGCCTGTTGTGGAGGTAGAAGGTGCTGTTGGTGAGTCCATCACACCTTTTGCGCCTCAGATCCCCACGGATCTCTTCACGACGGCGAATACGAATGAACAGGACGTTCGTGCTGTGATTGGCTTCTCACGCAACCAGCTTGGTGAGACCGGGCCCTCAAAGAAGACGGCGAGTGAGGCGAACATCATCCAGCAGCAGATCATGATCCGCCTGGATGAGAGACGCGATATGTGTGCGGACGTGATTGGTGATGTTCTACACGCCGTGAACTCCATCATCCTTGAGCGTTGGGCTCCTGAGACAGCTGTGGACTATGGTGCTGAGCAGACGGCTTGGGCGAAGCTCGTGAGCGTGAAAGACACGTACACAGTGACTATCGTGCCTGACAGTACACTTCCTCTCAGCCGACAGGTTAAGCAGGCTGAGGCGAAAGAGATGTACGTCACGCTTCGCGACGACCCTCTCATCGACCCACTCCGCTTGCGGCTGAAGCTTCTCGAGGCCTTTGAGACTGCAGATCTCTCACTCATCAATCAACAGGCTGTCGCGCAGCTTCAGGCCGTACAGAGTCAGCTTGCAGGCCAGGGCCAAGCGATTGAGCAGGGTCGTCAGAAGCGAGGTCCTGACCAAACACAACGTCAACCAAGGAGTGTTGCGTGATAGTGAGGTATGACTTCCTCTGTGTCGATGGACATGTCTTTGAGAAGGTCCGTGAGTCTGGTGACACGAGCCCTGCAGACTGTCGATGTGGCTCGGTTGCCTACTGGAAGCCGTCTTTCCAAGCCCAACCACAGTTCAAACCCTTTACCCATCATGACATGGATCCCTCGGGTCCTGTTAGGATAGAGAGCAGAGAGCAATATGCCCGAGAGTGTGAAAAGCGAGACCTCAATGGTCCCTACAACCGAACCTCTGAAGCCCCCAAACGTCGAGCCAGGCAAGGAGAAAGCCGAGAGGTACGTAAGGATCGACTACGGCGAGACAGGGCGCGCTCATGAGATTCAGGTCGTTGGTATCTCCAAGCCGAGTGAGCTTCGTAATCTTCTCGAGTTCGGCCTGCGTCACATTCGAGCGTGTGTCTTCAGAGGGAAGCCAATCAATAGTCCAGCCCAGGTGTCCTCGCATAAGCGAGAGAATGGAGAACAGTAATGAGCGTGCCTGAAGAACATCTAAGTGCAGTACGCGGCCTTCTTGGTGAGCCCGAGCCTCCGAAGGAAGAGACTCCCACCGGCGAAGCCGAGGAGGATCCTCGTGACATCCGCATTCGCGAGCTCGAGACGAAGGAACGTGAACTTCTCGACAGGCTCCACGCAAACGTGAGTCATGTGAGCAAAATCCTCGAGAGTAGCACGGAGCGTCGTGTGGAGAACAAGAAGGAAGAGGCACCACCTGACTTTGACAACATGACTCCCGCGCAGCTCGCAAAGTATACGATCGACACAGTGCGTGAGGAGATTGGCACTCTCCGACAGGAGACAGGCTTTGAGATCGTCAAGATGCGCTTGGAAGGGCAGCTTGAGGCTCTCAATGAGCGGGACCCCGAGGGGTTCCAGAAGCACGCAGACGATATTGTCCGAATCATGAAGGACAAGGGCGGCAAGATCACTCCTGCCGAGGCGCTCACCCTGGCAAAGGCTGAGGCGCGCGGAAACGCCCCGTCTGAGGAAGAAAAGCAGCCCGTACGTCGTGTGGCTCCCACAGGCACACCTCCCGGGCGCTCAACGAGTTCAAAGCCAGCACCACCTCCTGCAAACGCGAGGTTGGCAGCTGAGAAGAACTTCAAGACCATCTTCAAGACAAGGGGATAAACCGTGGCTGCTCCAGCAGCTTTGACTGAACAGCTTGACTCGTTGTACTCCTCTACCTGGCAGGACATGCAGGGGAAGGCGTGGGACCAGATCTACTCAGCCAGACCCTTCTACTGGTGGCTGATGAGCAATGAGAGGATGGAGCCCCAGAGTGGTGGGCGCTTCATCGGCGTACAGCTGAACTACGCCAAGCCTGGTACGGCCAAGTCGATTGGTCGCGCTGGCACGATTGACATCCAGCCGATCGATCCTCTCACCACGGCCGTGTACAACTGGAAGTACGTGGCGAACAGTGTGCAACGCCTGTTCGTAGACGACCAGCAGAACAGCTCGGAGTACGAGATCATCGATCGCGTGCAGAATGCGGTGGACAACTGCATCCTGGACCTACAGGACACTCTCGCGCGGATGCAGTTCGGCGATGGGTCTGGGAACGGAGGCCTGGATATCGAGGGCCTCGATAAGCAGATCACAGTTACGCCCACGGTCGACAACAACCTGGGTGGTATCAACAACAACACCAATACCTGGTGGAGGAACGTGCAGAACACCTCCCTTGGGTCCATGGACGTCTACCTCCTGGCGGACATGCGGAAGCTCATCCGGTCGGTGTCGGATGGTGTCGACTACCCGAGGCTTCTGCTGACGACTGCGGACATCTTCGAGGCCTACGAGGCGGAGGTGCTGGAGTTCTACCGCACTGACAACCGCAAGGCCACGGACATGGGCTTCGAGAACTTCACGTTCAAGGGCATCACGATGTTCTGGGACGCACTCGTGGGTGCTGGCCGGATGTACGCGATCAACGACAAGTACATGAAGTTGAAGTACGATCCTCGTGTCAAGTTTGCGATGACCGAGTGGAAGCAGATTCCGAACCAGCTGGACCGTGTCGCACAGGTAGTCTGCGCAGCGAACCTCGTGACCACCCAGCGTCGTCGTCAGGGTGTCACGACGGGCATTGCCTAGGCCGACGGGCCACAACCCCTAGGGAGACCAGGGACATGAGAATGAAGAGTGTATGGGCGACAGCCCTCACGGACACGGCAACGGAGGATAAGGAGGGCCTCTTCCAGACTCGCGTGGAAGTGAGCCCCATCTACGGCGAGCGGTGGTTCAGGTGGATGAAGAACGGCTCGGGTGGCTCACTGGCTGTCAACAGCCTGGCGGGACACGAGTTCATCTCCGAGTCAGCAATCACGGCTGGTGCGAACACGGCTCTCAACCAGATCGTGCGTGGGTCTGGTACGTGGACGTCCGGCTCACTCGGCGGGTACTTCGTACGAGTGCTCGATGACGCAGGTGCGGCTGGAGCGGCTCCGGAAGGTGAGTGGGCGAGGATCACCTCGAACACGACCACCGTGCTGACGCTCGACAGGGATCTCACGGCCGCAGTGACGACCTCGGATACCTTCCAGATCTTCCGTCCTGGGCATATCATCGCCAGTGCGGATGGTATGGTCGCAAGCGAGGTGGCTGGCGTGCTGATGGCGACCATCGTCAACGGCTCGTACGG